TAATTGCTACCTCCATTTCCGCAATTTTTAATAAGAGCATTGCGTTGATTTCGTCCTGTGACATTGTTTCGTCACCGTTCATAACGGACTGAACATATTGTTTCATATCCGACATACTGTCAAATGTTTTTGACTGTATCTGTGACAGCTGTTCTGCCGTAGGCTGTTCAAATGTGATGTCTGTATGCTTAATTTTTGCAATTTCTGTGTCCATATCGAAATCACCGTCAGTTTCGGCGAATTTATCATTGACAATCCTGCGTTTTATACGTAATATATCCCTATCGGCGTGTATTCCGTACACAGTGCCGTCAATTTCGACACCGTGTTCGTAGAATTGTGCCTGCCCGTTTTTACTATAAAATTTGTACATAATAGCCTCCTTAACTCCACGATGTTATATTTCCTTCTGCAATACAAGTATCTGCAATTCTACCAAAAGATTTAGCACTTGTTACATTATTTTTGATTACTGTGTTACCATCGACATCTAAAAG